TAGTAAGTGGGTCTACGTTAATATTTCCAGTTTTTCTCCACCCGTACTCTTTAATATTTGGAACTAAAAAATACCCCCTTTTAATAGGGTCAGCAGAAACTGATGGTGATTGGTTCCATTTAACTTTAAATCGATACCTACCTTTTGTTGGGATACCATTTTTTGGGTCGTCTGAAATAACTTGTTCACCAAACTCATTAGTGATAACATAATCCAAGTTCATCGGCAAATCCACAAGCCAAGTACCATTTTCATCAATAACTTGTCCCCCTGATTCCAAATCAATTGTTTCTAATATAGGTCGTCCGTTAGAATCTTGAGCAATTGTGTGTCTAATTGCTAATATCTCACCAGGCCCCGCAACTAAAGAACAAAGTGCCCCTGAGGTTAAGGTTGGTTTACAACTCTTCTTAACATACTGTTCTTCTATAGATGATACTAAAGAACCCATAAAAATCGCGGTAGGTGTAATGTTAATATTAAATTCTGCGGATAAATCAAAATCAGTTCTTGTAATACCTAAATTACAAATTTCAGGTTGACCCCATAATGGTTCAACTTCAAGGTTTCTAACGAAAGTAATGATTTGAGGTAATTCTCGTAAATTTGTAGATGATTTAAAGTTTGTTCCAGAAACTTGTGATTCTGTAGTAATCCCCATTCTAATTAAATCTTGTGGTGCTAAAGAGAACTCACCAATATCTGAAAGGTCAAGGTCAACAACAACCGTTTGAGCCCCTACAGGCACCCCAAATATCATATAATCCCCACTGTCATTAGTTATCGCATTATACTTATAGTACTTGTCGTAAACTTCAATAAGAGTTGGGTTGATTAACACATCTTCTCTTGTAAAGAAGGTCCCCGTAGGATTATGACCTGGATGTTGTTGTTTATAAGGTAATAGATTATATCTATACCCATCTTCATTTAAATCTGATAAAGTTTTGTAAGGATATAACTCAGAAATAACAGGGTCGTTTTCGTCCATACTGTCCAAAGGTATGAAAACAGATACTTTTGCGTTAGGAATACCAAAACCATTATTAATACTAACTCTACCAACAATAACTCCATAGTCGGAACACTGTCTTGTGTAAATTTGGCTTTGTAATATTTTTAGAGAAAGAATCTCTAAATATTCAAACTCTTGGTCAATTAAAATCTTAATTGAACTATCAACACCAGGTTTGGTTCTTATTCTATACGAGTTGGACATATTGGTCTTTTTTTGATAAATAGTTTATATACTATTTTCAAATGATAATTCATTTATTTTGAAAATAAATTATCAAGAAAAATTAACCGTTTTTAGATTTTTGACTCTGATGTTGATATCTTTGTTGGGATATCGGATTTGATAGGTCTGACTTGGTTCGGCAAAAATAGTGTCATCAACTAAACCAATCTGTTTCGTATTAGTGTCTATATAAGATTGTGATGTTTGTGATGAAGAATATTGACCACCAACCTTGTTAAAGAATAACATATCTGAAACCGCAATAACCCCGTTTTCACTTTGGACTAATCTTCTAAGGTCGGAAACATACACATTTTCCCCCATCTGTCTGTTACCAGGACTAAAGAACTCAGATACAATAGTAATTATTTGAGAAATAACCGCTCCTTGGTTTTGACTATTATCTAATACCACATCAATAGTAACACCTAAATCAACAACATTAGCACTTTGAATAGAAATGTAATCATTAATCATTCTATAGTTTGATAGGTAGTTAGCAACGTTATTTTTTAATGTGTTTGACACAATTTCAGTTAAATTACCAGATTCGTCATAAGATAACATCTGAATTTTAATTTTATTATTTTCTTCGGTAATCGCAACTTTAGCAGGTGCCCCAAATTGTGACGGCATTGTTCTAATTATAGAATCGTAGTCATTAACCGTTACGGCTCTATTTTGAGCGGCAAAGTTAAATGCCACTAAGTTTCTAACTTCTTCTGTTGTTGGGTAATTTGCCCCACCAATTGCCGCAACAACGTTAGTACAACGTAATGAATTAACAACACTTGTATTAACTGATTCTGACGGACCATTAACAAAGAATGAAACTGTACCTATTTGATTAATAATATTAACACCTAAATTAGTTCCTGTTCCACCACCAACTCGGTATTGTACAAATAAGGTGCTATTAGCTTTAAGAACACTACCTAAAGCAAAGTTATTTGAATATTTATTTAAATCTAATGTGAACCCATTTTTTGCAAACTCCCTTAATTGTTCATCCGCAGATTGACTACCACCACCATATGTCATTTTAAAAAATCCTTCAGGTGTGTACTCAGTAATAAATTTATCATTTGTTTGGACGTACTTACCCACTTTAATTCCCGGATTATCAGAAACTTTTGTTGGGTCTTCAATAAATACTCTATCTTCAACTAACGCTTTAACTTCATACCATCTATTGTTGGAACCTAAAAATTCTTGGGTAGTAGGAATATTAGCGTATTGCGTGCCATCTTTTAATAAAACACTTGTAACCCCTAATACATTTTTTTCAGGTAAAAATATTTCTAAAAATGGTTTAACATCAGACGATGTTATAACTCTTTTAAAAACTTTTGTAATACCATTAACAACAGTTTCTCTTTTAACAATGGTATAATTAATTAATTTATTATTAGAATCAAAATTAGGTATTTTTAATCTATTAGGATAACCTTCGGCGTTTATTGCTGATGTAAAGTCAATATCGTAAATTGTTTCAAAAACTTGACCAGCACCATTAGCTTGGGAACCTCTTCTTAAGATACCACAGTATCTTAAATCTTCCTTATCCCCAAATGCGGGTACCGTAATTGAAAAGTCAACTAATGAGACTGACGGTCTAAGCCCAGGAACTTTTAATCCGTAAGTTCTTGCAATATTAAAAATTGATGACCTTTGTTGTGCATATTGTAATACAGTTTCCTGAACACTTCTATCAATGTTAAATTGTAAGTTGTCAGTTACAGCTGCGTTTAAGTCCAACAATACTGAAAAAACTGAGGCGTCGTTAAAGTTATCAATAGTGTCAGGATAATAAGTTCTTGTAAAATTTATTAACTCAGTTCTAATTGATTGGAAGTCTCTAGTTGTGTATGATATTTTCTTGTTAGCCATATATCATTAAATATTTATAATTACAAAATCTGAATTGTTAAAAGCATCATTAGTAATGATGTAATCAATTTTAACTCTTGCAGTATGTTCTAAAGTTCCAATATCAGAAACTCGGTAAACTCTTTCGTCGTTGTCGTTTATATAAGTACCTTTATTTTCCTCCCCTTCGGAAGCCGCACTTATGTCAATCTTAGTAATTGTTATTCCTGGAATATACTCTTCAACAGAGGCTCTAATCTCCGCTTCAATTTCTGAAAACGTAGGTCCATCTAAAGGTTCAAATATAAACTCATATAGTCTTGTACCAAAATCAGGTAAATAATATCGAGTACCTTTTCTAGTCAATAAAAGATGAATTAAATCAGTTCTGATTTCTTCATCATTTACCTCAGAAAGGTCTAAATACTTACCATCATAAGAATCTCTAAAAGGAAAATTAATCCCATATGTAGTTCCATTTGCCATATCAATAAATATAGTGTCGTGATTATTTCTTATAAATAGAGTAAAATAAAAAATCACGACAGTTTGCCGTGATTAATGTTGTAATTTTCTATTTTATATTAAGACCCACATCCAAAACATTCAAATTCTGAATCCTTTGGTTTAATTGTTGGGTCAAAAGGTATAACATCCAATTTTGGTATTTGTTTTTCAATCTTTGGTTTTTCAACTTTAGAGATGTCCATAGCTAAATGTTTTGCTCCTGTAGAAATCGCCTTAGTTCTAACATAATAACAAAGAGTTTTTAATCCTTGTCTCCATCCATGAAAATGTGCCGAAGAAATTTTAGGTAATGTTGGTGCTGACATGTAGATATTCATTGATTGTGATTGGTCAATAAAAGGACCTCTATCCGCAGCCATATCAATCAAATCTCTTTGGGAAATTTCCCATATAGTTTTGTACTTAGGAAGTAGATGTTCAATACGTTTAACTTTTTTATTGTAATTTTTGTCTTCAGGGTCTAAATAATGGTTAAAGTTAATCCCTTGAACTGAACCTTCATTCATAATTATTTCATTTTTTAAATCCTCAGACCAAATACCAATTTTTTCAAAATCATTGATTAAATATTTATTTACAATCAAAATTTCTCCACCAACAACACGTCTATTAAACAAAGCTGAGTGAGCCGGTTCTGTCATTTCAAAAGACCCAGTGATTTTAGCTGAAGACGCAACAGGCATTTGTGCCGTAAATAAAGAGTTACATACCCCATATTTTTTAACGTCTTCTTTTAACGTGTCCCAATCCCAATAACCCGATAAACCTTCTTTTTTTAATCCCCACATATCAAATTGGAATTCTCCTTTAGACATTGGTGACCCCTCAAAGAATTTGTATGGTTGGTATTCTTCAGTTCTACATAATTCATTACTTTCGCTGATAGCCGCATAATAGATAGTTTCAAAAATATCTTTATTCAATGACTTTGCTTCTTCAGAAGTAAAAATATAATCCATTAGATAAAAGACATCCGCAAGACCTTGAGTTCCAATCGCAATTGCTCTTTGTTCAAGACCACCTTTACGTCCTTTTTCAGTGGAGTAGCTATTAATATCAACAACTTTATTTAAAGCTCTAACAACTTTTCTAACCTCACTGTATAATAATCTAAAGTCAAATTTACCGTCAATAATGAAGTTCTTTAAAACCATAGAAGACAAGGTACAAATTGCGGTAGTATTCTCATCAGTAAATTGATAAATCTCGTTACACAAATTAGATTGTTTAATTACACCAATATTTTGGTGATTTGTTTTCTTATTCGCATTATCTTTAGAACATAAATAAGGGACTCCAGTTTCAATCTGAGATTCAATAATTTTATTCCAAATATCTTGAGCCTTAACTTTTTTACCAAGACCTTTGCTGACAGCTAATTTATAATTTTCTTCGTACTCATTTCCATAACACTCTTGTAATGGTTTAATATTATTTGAGATAATGTCGTTAGGGCAGAATAAATACCAATCAT